CGCCTCGACCCCCTTGCGCAGCGTCAGGAAAGCGACAGAGTGCGTGAGCGAGGACGGGATCGTCTGCGCGATCTCTAGCTCGAAGCCTGTCGACGCGAGCAGGTCGTCAATCTCGAGCGGGTTGTCACTGCCCGTCGATGAGGTGACGCCGTCCCAGATCAGCAGATCCGACAGCCCGAAAACAACCTTGCGCGGCCACCCGATGACCGCGCCGAGCTGGTCGACCATATCGTCCGGAACCGAGATATTTAGGTTGTCCGGCCGGACAACGCCGTCGAGGTACGCCTGCCGCAGTCGATTGCGCGGCTGCTTGACGCGCCACAGCTCGACGAGCTGCGCGAGCGCCGACTGCTCTGCGGGCGTCAGACCCGGCACAACCGGAGCCGAGAACAACACCGGGGTCGCGAGCATGAACCTTTTGGCGCTCACAGGGCCCTCGCTTTCTTGCCCGGCCTGCGCCGGGTCGTCTTAGCCGCTAGGACAGCCGCAGACACGGCCTCTAGCGGAGTCTCATCTCCATCGGGGACGGTCGCTTCCCATCCCCACGCGCCGTCGCTGGCGCGAATCTTCCTGTCACACACGGCCACTGCCGTGTTGAGAGCGTCCTCCGGGTCACCTGCTGGGTGCGTGATCCTGCCGTCGCGCAGGCCCTCGAAAAACATCGA